ACTTGCTCGGTAACTTGCTCGGTCGGTTTCTTGGATTTAAACACGATCAGAATGGGATGGCAGGACCAGTTGTTTTAGGTAATTCTGGAACATCTGGAATAGCAGCTTCAACTAACTTAGGTAGTGCGGCAGATACTGCTTCTACTGCTGCTTGAGTAGCCTTTTCTCTAGCATCCTCGATGAGGACATCTGCATTCTTATACAGATAAACCCCACCACCAACGACTGATAGTGATACCAGTCCTGATAGTAGGGCAACGATGTTAATCAGTTTTTGCATGGTTTTTAGGTTCAACTGCGGAAACAACTTCTGGTTCTTTTTTTGCTACTGGTTTGAAAGAAACAGAACCGCCATTTTTGGCAGGAGATAATCCAAATGCAGCAAGTGATCCAGAGAAGACTGATGCAATAAAGGTAGGGTCAAAGTCAAGAATCTTTTGACCGTTTGGAAGTCTGACGTAACTGAAAGTGAGAAGAGATGCTGACCATATGAGTACAACTACTTTCACTAAATTAGCAAGAACTTCACTCTTATCTTCACTGTGGTCTTCTTTCTCGTCTACCTTTGCTTTGGGTTTATCTCCAAGCACTGGTTTTAGAAATATTTGATACCTGAGTATTTATAAAAAAAGAGAGACTAATTGCCCCTCTGATATGCTGGAATCATCATGCCTTTGTCTGGCGTATCGTCATCATCGTGGGGGTCATCCAATAACCAAAAGACAACTCCCACCACTACGATAACCGAAAAAATCTGTAGGATTGTTTCGGTTGTCATCACCAGATGCCGGGAATTATTTTATTTTTCATTTTGTTTCTCCTTTGTAATTGTGTAACCTAAACTTTGTAAATATTCTATTGCTTGTTGCTCAGTTCCACCAAATATTCTATTCTCACAATTTTGTTGTCTTGTAGCCCATCTAAGATTTTCCACTCTATTATCGTGTCTAACCCTATTGATGTGATCTACTTGTTCTTTATTGTCAGGATTTGGCAGATACTTTTTAGCAACTAATCTATGTCCTTCAATTGTCTTTCCATTTATGCTGTAAGAACGATAACCTTTTTGTGTTATCCATCCTTCAAGTAAAGAACATCTCTTTTTCCTGATTGACCATACTTCACCATTAGGTTTAATATGATATTCAGCATTTTTGTATGTTCCTTTTCTTCCAGCATTCCAAGGAATATTTCCTTTTGGATTTCCTTTACCAGACATAGTATTACGCAACTACTTTTAATTATTTATAAAAATAAGTAGTTGCGTAATAAATCTACCAAATTCCAGGGATCAGGTCGCCAGTAAGGGCATATGCACCCATTGCTGCTACGATTCCGAGCATTGCTGCCCAACCATTAATACGTTCTGCGTTTTCGTTCATTGTTTTTCTCCTGTGTTTTATTGTAAATAATGACTTTGTTGTTTTCGTGAGTAAAGACTAATTCATCATCATGGTCCCAACAGAGTTCCTCATATAATGAATTAAGTCTTTTCATATCTTCATAAAGTTGATTGGGATTCGGCATTGCGTTTGCTAACTGGTTCGTAGGTATGCTTAGGATTGAATTCGTCACCCATAGGTTTAGAAGGTTCAAATGGATTTTTCGAAAGGTTTTTAATAACAATGAAAGCATCCTTATTATACTTACGAGTTCCAATTGGTGATTGCCACTTTTTATTGTAGTTCTCACCAACATCAATGCCAGAGATTGAAACACCTGCTGATTCAACCACGATATCATCACCATCTTCCCACTCATATTTTTGGATAAGAGAAGAGATCATTTCATAAACAGATGAAGTGCTCAATACTCGATCTTCAGGTTCAAGATTTCCGTGCATCAGTAAAGATTTTCCTCTTGTTCGGTTTCAATTACAATATCAGAAGTTGGATATGCTACACATGTAAGAACAAACCCCTCTTCAATCTGATCATCATCCAAGAAAGATTGATCGCTTTGATCAACTGTGCCGGATACGATCTTGCTTGCACAAGATGAACAAGCACCTGCACGACAAGAATAATTTAGATCCAGACCACCCTCTTCAGCAGCATCAAGAAGATACTGATCATCTTGACAGGTTACATTTGTTTCTGTGCCGTCAGGAGCACGAAAAGTAACATTAAATTCCATTAGTAAGTTTCAGATAAATTTTCTACAGAGTATGCCAACAATACAAGGAAGGCAATGCTCGTTATTGTAAAGATAAAATGTCCAATTGTCAAGTAACTAGTCATACAAGTCCAAAAAAGAATTTGCCTGTGATTGCATATGAAAGAAACCCAGCAATAATTCCCATCATTGCGAAGCGACCATTCATTTTTTCTGCACGTTCTGCATATGTCTCATAACCGTAACGCTCTGCGTCGGTCTTAGAGATATACATTTGTGGTTCACTGGCAAACATGTTTTGGCGTCCACCGTCTTCAGTAGTAACAGTCATTTACTCTTGTAAAGAATTACAACATAATTATATAGTAAACATTAAGTTTTGTCAACTGGTTTTGATCCTTCTGTCACGCGACCAAGATATGGATCATAATTCATAATATCTGAAGCAGATAATCGTGCTCCATTCTGTTCCCAGAAATGCCAGAGTCCATCATGACTTTGTTTGTGGAAAATGTGAACATGATCTTGGTGAATTGCAGAAGGAAACTCAACTTTGTAAAGGAGAAGAGGAATCGCAAAGGTATTGCCAGAGTTGTAAACCAAATCATCTGCTACTGGTCTTGGTTTGACACCCTGATCAATCTTATAATAGTTTCCTCTACAATGTAACCTTACAAGTTTCTCTGCATGATACCTAGAAATTGCATAACAAGCAGTTGAAAAGTCATTCACAAATCTCTTGTGAAGTTTAACGTGAAGATCACCCGTACAAATAATTGCAAGTTGTACTACATCCCAGTCATATGGGAAATGCCCATAGATTTCAGACCATGTGAAGTTCCAATACTTAGCAACAGAAAGATCACAATCATCTTCCATAATAATTGCATATGGAGAATCAGATGTGTCTAAGTAATGCTTCAGTGCTTTTAGGTGTGAGGTTGTACATCCAATCTCTCGTGATGACATCATGTCAGGATACTTTCCTTTTAGGATAGATCCAAGATCATCCTCACGTCCATCGTATGCTGCAATACGTGTGTAGTTATCGACTTCCCAGTATTTAAACTGGTCTTCCATCCAATTCCACCTATCCTCTGCATCATCCAAATTGATACAATAAACAGGACCAAAGTTTTTTAACTTATAGACAGCCTTATTTCTATCCATTATCAATAATCTCCCAGTGTTTAGGATACAAGTCTTGAGTATTTAAGTGTGCATTATTAGGACCAAACCATTTATAGGGAGCAATCACTCTACCAGTGTTTCCTAACCATGCACCCCACCATGAGAAAGTAGAGTTAGCAATAATAAAGTCACTACACTGAGTCATCATATAAAGATCGTGATAAGAACTGTTACCCTCGGACATAATGAATCTATCAGGTTTGAATAGTTCTTGAGAGCAAGCCCAGAATATATCATCAGAAAATAAAATCACTTCCCGATCTGGAGCAAACTTACTTAGTGCTTCCTCATAATAATCCAATGAAAGGTTATGGTGATTTCCACTATTGATCAGAAAGTCTCCCCTACGAATGTGTAAAGCAATAGGACCTTGATCAAATATTTCATCAACAATAGGTTCACACTCTCCTTGAATAGTTGAGTTAAACTTGAAGTCCTGACGAATCTCATCCTCAATATGTTTGAAGTATTTCTCCGTCTGAAAGAAACCATAGAGTGAAAAATCATTCCTCCTATCAGCATTAAAAAATTTATTCTGATAGTGAAATCCTTCCTCCGATAAGAATTTATCAGAGGGAATCAATCCAGTATTCTCTGGTTTGAAATTAAAACATTTAAACAATTCGATGTGCAAATTATTACCGAGAGCATCCCTTATAGATTCAGTATGATCTGGTATGGTATATGGAACACCTAATTTTCTAGCAATACCTTTGGTTGCCGCATACTGGAACATCTGATTACCGAGTTGTCCCAGTCTTCCAAGATGATTAAAACCTATCATGTCTCTTCTACACGTCCTTCTGGTTTTAGATTTCTATTAAATCCGAAATGTTCTCTTTCAATATCATTATGGTCAAACTCTGCCCAGTATATCTCAAAGGCAAGACCATCTTCAAGTGCTTCAAACTGATGATAATATCCCGGTTCAACAGCATTGAATTCTCCAGGACCAAGAATAGTTTCATCAAGAAGATCCTGACAGTGCCTCCAGTTACGAATCAATAATTTACCAGAAACAACATAAAAACCATTCCATTTAAACTTATGCTTGTGTTTTGAGCAAACACCACCCTTTTTAAAATCGATACGATGGAATTCCAATGCATGATTTGCACAGATAAGTTCCGTCATACCCCACACTTTTCCTTGCTTCATTCTAATAATAGATTACAGATTTCATTTGTCTTATTGATTCCACATAGGGACTCTTCAAATAAGATATCAACGTTAGAATTATAATCTACAAAGACTTCATAGTCAACATCATTTAGCATACAATCAACCCAACAACTTGATGGATAGGTTACATAATATTTTGATGCAATTGAATATAATTGAGATCTATTAATGTTATTCTCTGATAACCATGTGTTATCAACCAGATGCATATTTTTCTTCTTGAGAAGATATGAAAGTTTTGGATGTATTTTTCCCCCACTGCATGTTGGATGTCTCACAAAATAACAAGAACCATGAGACAAAGTAAGAATCTTATCCCAGGTTTCTTCTTTCCATTTTGTAGTATATATACCCTTCCATTCACCTTTACTGGTATCTAATTTAATGTCCTGATCATTAGGTTTATCAAATCCATTGGTAAAGAAAAATACTTTTGAATCCTCGATTGGAGTCATATCACTGTCATAATAATGATCTGGAACACCTACAAAAATAAATTTTTCTTTTGGTGTAGAAACATCTGGATGAAGATTTTCTTCTTTAATCCATGCAATTACTTTATCTGCACTGAAATGATATTTTGGTAGTCGAGTTATCCCCTCTTGAGATATTCCATGTTGTATTGCAAAGGTCTTACACTTAACTTTTTTGCAAAGATTATAATCAATACTATGATAAACGTTACTGGTTCCTGAAGTAACTAACATTGAGTTAGCACCTTTAGAATAATCTATTACTCTTTCTTCATCACGTAAATCTAAAACATAAAACCTTTTATACTTTTCAGAAAACTCATTGACTTTATATGAAAGGGTATCATTTCCAATCTCACCAAAATTTGTATACAATAAAACTTCATGACCCATATCACATATAGTTTCAATCATAGGAATCAAAAACCTAAGATGATTCCT